GCTATTTGCTTTGACAAAGTTGGTGATAGAGCACAAACAGTGACCCCCCTGTTAAAAAGAGCTATCAGCATAGCGCCGAATCAGCCAGAAGCATACTATCATTTAGCTAGGTATTATGAAAGTCAAAGAGCATGGCACGATTCATACATGATAGCATCCCTTGGGCTGTCTTTATCAACAACAAAAGGTAACAAGCTTTTAGAGTACCCAGGAGTATACGCGCTAAAATTTTTCAAAGGTGTAGCTGCTTGGTGGATCGGCAACACAGAAGAAGCTAGACAGATTATGTACGACCTATTTGTAGATATAGATTCATTAAGTAATGAGTTTAAAGGATATGTACTTAATAATATAAATAGTATTGGGTACCCAGAATCTTACTCTGCCTACTCACAAGAAATGCATAAGAACCTTAAATTTAAGTTCAAAGGCTCAGAAAATATAGCAAGAAACTATTCGCAAGTATTCCAAGATATGTTTGTTCTATCCGCACTAAAAGGTAAAACAAACGGGTACTATCTAGAAGTTGGAAGTAATGACCCTTACAGGTACAACAATACAGCACTACTAGAAAAACAGTTTGGGTGGCAAGGTATTTCAGTAGATATAGACTTTGCTTCAGTACAAAAATTTAGGAAGGACAGAGACAACCCTGTAATTCACGCAAATGCTCTAGAGTTAGATTACGAGAGTATTTTAAATGAAGCAAAAGCCCCTAAAACTATTGACTATCTACAAGTAGATTGTGAGCCGCCGCAAGTTTCTTTTGAAATTCTAAAGAAAATCCCTTTTGATAGTTATAAGTTTAGGGTTATAACTTTTGAGCATGATTATTACTTAGACCAGTCCGTAAGAGACGACTCTAGAGCATTTCTCTCTTCAAAAGGATATGAATTAGTAGTTTCAGATGTGGCGTACTCCAAAGGAAAAAACTTTGAAGATTGGTGGGTGCACCCGTCTGAAGATATTGATGGTGCTCTAAAGGATATCAGTAATACTGTAAAAGTAGCTAGAGAATACATGTTTAGCAGCACAACTACTAAAAATAGTTCTTGACAGCGATCTCAAGTTGGGCTATACTTGACGTAATAAATCAGTAATGCGCCCGCCCGACGGGGCCTAGGCTTTCAATCCAATTGGCAGAGGGTTTGAGTCCCTCCGGGCGCGCCACATTTTAAGGAAAAACAATAATGACGAACCACGGTTGAATATCATGCTAGAGCACCTCCTGAGTGGGTAGATGAGCCTATTAATCATTTATTCATTTTAAAAATCATAAGGAAATCTAACATGTCAATTGAACTCAAAGTTAAAGCTCTCAGCCTTGCCGCAGAGACTCGTATTATTAAACAACAAGAACAAAAGTGCGTAAAACGCTCTAAACGATATTATGCTCACCAGCTTGAGCGTCTTGATCGTAAAATGGAAGCAATTCTCCATAGCATCAAAAATATCGAAGACTCTCGTGAGCACGAAGTGGAACGTCGCGTTCTATTTACTCGACTCACTCAGATTCGTAATCGTATGCAAATTCTTAACATTAACCTTCAGAAAAGACAACCTTCTGATGAGTTTATTAAGAATATGAATAACCAGCGTACTAAGCTAGAACGTCATCGTATCGACGTTGTTCGTGCAGAAGCTCGTGCTACTCATATTGCTCGGGGCTACCTTGCTGGCCGTAGCTGGCAAGAAATGGAAGGCGATATTAAGAAAGCAGCTCTATACCAAGGTTGGGATCGAGTGTACGCTATGGTTATGAAATATGACACAAGTACTAGCCCTACTGCTCGTAAAGCATTGTTCGACTCATGGCTTAATAGCCTTGGTGTTGTGCGCGAAGAAAAAGTCATTGAACCTTCCAGCCCTTCAGGCAAAGTTGTTCGATACCAAGTATTCAAAAAAGCAGCTTAACGCTTCCTTAGTTTAGCGGTAAAACACCAGTTTTATAAACTGTATCGTCTCCAGATAGGAGAGCGACGTGGGTTCGAATCCCGCAGGAAGTACCAATCAGTGGGCGGTGTAACAGCCGCCCACAATTTTTAGAGAATGTAAATGGTAATCGTATTAGAGCTATGCATTCAGACTGTCAAGGCAGTCAAACGAGTTAACTGGGGACTATTAGTAGTTCCTGCATTTAGTATATGCTTCTGGTTTTTGCTATATCAGGCGGTAACGTAAGAGAACTTACACAACTGCTTGGAGATATAATGAACAAAGAAGAATTACGAAGAAAAATTGAAGAAGCAGGTGACGCTATAGTTACTTATAAAGGCCAAGAGTCTAATAAGCTAAAGTATAATGTTGTTACTGTAGACTTCAGCACCCCATATATAAAGGAGAAGCGTACTCATGCACAAGAGACAGATAACACTGTTTTAACTTGGGCTTGGGACACGGACTCTTATAGACTAGTGCGAGCTGATTTGGTGACTTCAGTAGCGCCCTTAGCCAGCGTATTGAAAAACAATGTATGATCGCATAATTTATCAAACTGAAGACTGTCAATGGAGAGTCACAGTAAACGTATTTAATGGGGTGGAGTATCTTCATATACGTAAGTACTATCTAGATTTTGATGAAAACTGGTGCCATGGAAAAGATGGTGTGGTTATGCCGCTGGATTTAGATAATATCAAACAACTATTTATAGCTTGCCTGGAAATCCTATCACTAGGAGAGAGTAAGCAGGCTATCAAAGAACATTTCAGCGAATTACTAGAGGACTTATACGTTTGAACATTTTCTATTTAAGCCCCGATGTTGATAAATGTGCTCGCGAGCATGTGGACAAACATTGTGTAAAAATGATTCTAGAGTACGCTCAACTACTTTCTACAGCTCATAGAGTTATAGATGGTGTACAGGGCATACGCTTGTCTGAAGGCGGGAGACGGATTAAAAACTGGGAATTGCCTGACGATAGAGAACCTGTTCTTTATAAGGCTACCCACGTTAATCACCCTTCTGCTGTTTGGGCTAGAGCTAGCAAAGAAAATTATTTGTGGCTCTCTAAGCTATTTATTGCGCTTTTGGCAGAATATACATATAGATATAATAAACATCACAAATCTGGTGAGCTTGTAGATTACTTGTCTTACCCCCCAGACAACATTCCTGACGTACTTTTTACGCAACCTACGCAGGCTATGCCTGATCAGTACAAACATGATAGTTCTATCTGTGCGTATAGAGCCTATTATATAGGCGAAAAATCGAGTATGTTCTCTTGGAAGAATAGACCAATTCCCGATTGGATCCTCGCAAATAGTTCTTGACTTTCAACTCCAGCTGTGGCATAATACTTAAATGATTAAAGAACTCCTCGACAAAGCAAGCGCAGCATACTATGCCGGTACTCCCATCATATCTGATGAGGAATTTGACAGTCTTGCGGAAAAGTCAGGTTATAATAAGGTAGGTGCGGACGCTGTAAAAGGCGTCCCGCACTTTTTTCGTATGTATAGCCTACAGAAAGTTCATTACGACGAAATACTCCTTGCCCCTGTACTTGATGAAGGTTATCAAACTCCTAAACTCGATGGCGCAGCCATAAGTATGAGTTATTACTGCAACCCAGGGGAAGATACGTTCCACCTTAACCAAATCCTCACTAGAGGCGATGGCATTAAAGGTTTGGACGTAACAGCCAAGCTGCGGCACCTCGTGCCAGCTATCATCCAACTTCCCACAACCGCAGTAGTTGTACAAATTAATGCAGAGCTGGTGGCCCCTAAAACCATAGAAAATGCACGTAATTACGCTGCAGGTGCTATGAATCTTAAAAGCGTAGATGAAGTTAAGACCAGAGACTTAACTGTAGTAGCATATGACTGTCAACCCTATCTAGCAGATACTTACTACGACTCATTAGGTATTCTTTGGACTGCTGGGTTTAAGACGGTAAAAGCTCCGGAGTTAGAGCAAGTATTCCCACTAGATGGGTACGTTGTAAGGGAGAATAGCAATGCTAAATTCGCTGCCGCCGGCCACACTTCAAAGCATCCAAGAGCAGCTTATGCTCTTAAACCAAAACCTACAGCAGTTACAACAAAGCTTATTGATGTTGAGTGGCAGGTTGGCAGGACCGGGGTCGTATCCCCAGTTGCCATCTTGGAACCCGTGGCCGTGGGTGACGCAACCGTATCTAGGGCCACCCTACATAACATCGAGTACATCCGCGGACTTAATCTCGAAATCGGGTGCACAGTTGAACTTATTCGATCCGGTGAAATCATCCCAAGAATTGTAGGCAGAGTAGATGAAGTCTAGAGAGCAAGAGCTTATTGATATTATGTTTGCAGTTGCTTACCATGTAAAGTACTATCATCCCGAAGAATGGACTAACCAACAAACTATGGAATGGGTAGCGGACCAGCTTAGATCTATGGGGTACGACACCGAGCCTAGAGGAATTTCCTGGGGCGTGTTAAAGTGATAGTCTGTAGCTGTAGAAACATCAGCGATAGGACTTATACTCCAGAAGAGCTAAAGAAGCGTCTGAGAGAAAAAGATATTAAGTGTGGTATCTGTATACGAAAGAAGTAAATGGTTGATTGGACCCCCGGAGCATCTAATAATAAAGTTTGGGTTGTAGAGAATTTCTATAATAACCCTGACAGTATAAGAGAGCATGCATTAGCGGTTCCTTATATCGAAGGCGGGCTAGGAAGAGGATTTTTGGGGCGCAGGTCACAAAACCAGTATCTATGGCCGGGTCTTAAAGAACGCTTTGAAACTATTATGGGAACTACCATTCATGCCTGGGAATCTCACGGCATGAATGGTAGATTCCAAATGTGTTATGCCGGAGAACCTGTAGTATATCATTGCGATGAGCAAAGATGGGCCGGCATGATTTATCTTACCCCAAATGCTCCTTTTCAAACCGGCACCAATCTACTAGCTCATAAAGAAACTCGGGTTAGAAGCTATTGGGAGCCAGACTTTCATAAAGTATTTAATCATAACCATTTAGATGGCACTCCTTTTGAAGATGTAGATAAGATGGGTAACGTATACAATAGGCTAGTAATATTCGATGCTAGCTCTATTCATTGCGCAGGCGGGTACTTTGGCACAAAACCTGAAAATACTCGCCTATGGCAGATGTTCTTTTTTGATTAATGTCTTACAGCACAACATACTTTAAAAATAATCCAGACGTAGCCAAATCTCCCGGAGTATTGTATATTCTGGTACTTGTAAATAAGAGGAACGAAAAACGTGAGTGTATCAAAATCGGAATCACCAAAGGAAAAAGCTACAAAGCTGTTTCTTCCCGCGCAGGGGGCTTTGGTACCTATGAGCATCGAGTCCAAAAAATCATTAAAGGAACTCTCGAAGAGGTTTACAACTTGGAGCAAACACTCCACCGAGAATTTGCACATCAGCGATATTATCCTGCTGAGCGGTTTGGGGGGCATACTGAGTGTTTTGATATTGCAATTCTTAAGGATGTTTTAGATGCAGTTAGATGTTAAATGGCACTACGATCAATGGCCTCCTACAGATGAGGATGTTATTGTACTATTTGATACATCAACACTTAGCTCTGTATCAAACTACCCTAGACTTTATAGGGGTAGGGTACAACTTGTAAACCGAGGAGTAGCATTTTTTCCAGTTGGAGACATTCATCCGCTACATTCTCACTTTCACCCAGTCGCATGGAGATATGCAGATGCTTTTAGAAGCTAAATTAGAAAAGAACGGCTCATTTACCGTAGAGTACGATGAGGAGGGGCAAGAAGCCCTTATTAAGGCTGGGATTTTCTCAGGTCTTTGGAAAGCTATAGACTCTGATAAGATTGGTCAGCTAGAGCAGGAAGTCAAACGGTTGAAGAAACTAAACCGCAGGCTCAGAGAAAAACTAAATGCTAAATAGATTTATACTAGTAATGGGCGTAGCACTTGCTGTGGCTGCTTTACTCTACCAAATTTATATTATGTTTACAGGAGGCTGATTTGTCGGTCAAGTTACTTTCGTACTCCCAACCTTCTGAAGAAGGATTTAGTAAGCCTCTTGACTTGGTAGCCTATTGTGCTAAAGTCTCTAATCCTGCAAACCAGGATAAGATGAATACAGCCCCCAAGCTTATTAAGTATCTTATTGACAACAATCATTGGTCTCCCTTTGAGATGGTTTCCGTATGTATGGAGATCACAACCACTAGGGACATTGCACGTCAAATTCTTCGTCATAGGTCTTTCAGCTTTCAAGAGTTCAGTCAACGTTATGCTGATCCCGCAGCACTTACCGAGCAGTACGTTGTTAGAGAAGCTCGCCTACAAGATACAAAAAATAGGCAGAATTCTATCGAAACTGAAGATGTTGCCTTGCAAGCAGCATGGCAGTACGCCCAAAATACAGTCTATGACCAAGCTCAAAAAGCTTATAATTGGGCAATTGAAAATGGCATTGCTAAAGAGCAGGCACGCGCTGTACTCCCAGAAGGCAATACTAAGAGCAGGCTTTATATGAATGGCACACTTCGTAGCTGGATTCACTTTGTTCAACTTCGCTCAGCAAACGGTACTCAAAAAGAGCATCAAAAAATTGCAGTTGACGCTGGTTGGATTATCAATGATTTGTACGGTATCAATATTTTCAACTTGGACAGCTAAGAAAAATTCTCCTTGACTTTGACGCTCAACGGGATTATACTATAAGGACAGTAAAGAGATACGTATGACACAGATCGAAGCCCCAACACATTGTCCATCTTGTAATAGTGAGCTTGAGACAGTTAACTTCATCCTTTATTGTAGAAGTGCTGCCTGCCCCGCACAAGGACTCAAATTAATTGAAAACTTTGGAAAGGTCCTCAAAATTATCGGGCTAGGACCCGCAGCTATTCGCAAACTAAATATCTCATCTATTCAGGAACTTTATGAACTTGACGTAGATGATATAATCGACATACTTGGAGAAGCGTTAGGTAATAAGCTCTATGCAAACATTGAAAAAAGTAAAAATGCGAGCCTAAACCAAGTTCTCCCTGCTATGGGGATTCCACTAATAGGCAAAACAGCCTCAGACAAGATATGTGCTAATATTAATCATATAAGTGAAATCACAGAAGAATTAGCAAACTCTGTTCTTGGCCCAAAAGCCGCAGCTAACCTTCTCACCTGGCTAGATACCGAGGAATGGCAAGACCTGCCTTTCTCCTTCGTAGCCGAGAAGAAAAATACTACAGGCGATACAGTATGTATCACTGGGAAACTAAAGTCTTTCAAAACTAAAGCTGAAGCCCATGTTTACCTTTCCGAAAAAGGATACACACCGGTAGAAAGCGTGACTAAGACAACCAAGTATCTGGTTAACGAGTCTGGTGTTGAGAGCGCAAAGACTGAAAAAGCACGTGCCAATGGCACAATCATTGTTAATAACATAAAGGAACTAATATAATGGCACTACCAAAATGGGATGAACCCCGTCTCGCGAAGCTTGTAGCTTACGTAGGAAACGAAGAACCAGTATCTATTCAAACTGTAAATGCAGCCGCTGTAGAACTGGAAACAAGCGCACGTTCGATCGCATCAAAGCTTCGCAAAGAAGGTTATGAAGTCGAAAAGTCCGCAACTGTAGCTAGCAAGACGTTCTCGGAAGCACAGGAAGACGCTCTACGTGAGTTCCTTGTTGCAAACTCCGGCGACTACACCTTCGCAGAAATCGCAGCCGCTTTCGATAACGGCACGTTCAGCGCGAAGCAAATTCAGGGTAAGGTTCTTTCGATGGAACTTACTGCGGCTGTTAAGCCAACTGAAAAGAAGGTTTACGAGCGTACCTTCAACGACAGCGAGCAAGCTATCTTCATCAAGATGGCGAATGCTGATGCCTTCCTAGAAGACATCGCTGCTAAGCTGAACCGCACTGTACCTTCGGTACGCGGTAAGGCGCTTTCGCTCCTTCGCACAAAGGAAATCTCTGCTATCCCAGCGTCTAAGCACGTTGCGAAAACAGAAGATGCCTTCGAAGGTCTCGACCTCGCTTCAATGACTGTAGCGGAAATCGCTGCTAAAGTTGATCGTTCCGAGCGTGGAGTGAAGACAATGTTAACTCGTCGTGGAGTTGACGCCAAGGACTATTCGGGCTCCGCAAAAGCTGCAAAAGCTGCTGCAAAAGCCTAATCATTTAGTCTAATGAGCAACAGCGGGGTGGAGGGCGACTTCCACCCCGTTTTTGTTGGAGAAATACTTTGGATCTTGCTAGTGCTCTATTTAAGCAGCTACTAACCCAGCAAGATATTTCTACTTGGTCTTCTCTCAGAAAAAACTATCTTACTCCAGAATATTCTTCATTATATGATAAAGTTTCCTCTTTCGTAGATAGGTTTAATAAACTACCTACCTTCGAAGAGCTTAAGTTCGATGCAAAAAGCAAGCAGCTACTTCAGAGAGTGGCTATTGTTGAGCAAGTTGAGGTCGACACCGACGCAGCAATTCTACTAGAGTTTCTAAAAAATGACTACTCGCAGCGTCTAGTGCTGGAGGGAGTCACGAAACTTATAGACAATTCCGTAGCGTTTGAAAGTGCGACTGAGACCATTGAGGCGCTACAAGATATTATTGTAGGCATCGAGAAGAAGATCGACCTTGATGAAGAACAAGAGACTATGCAGAGGATAGAACTTTTCGAGCCCCAAGAGACTATATCTCGTTACATACCTTTAGGGTTAAATACTGAATTCGACTCCGTAATCCAATACACGCCAGAAGATCTTATCATGATCGGTGGTAGAAGAGGATCGGGTAAATCTCTGGTCTGCGCCAATGTCATGGCAAATATGCAAGCAGAGAAAAAATCTTCAATGTACTTCACGATAGAGATGAAACAACGCGATATTATTCAGCGTGTTGCTTCTATCGGGGCAAATGTGTCCGCATACAGGCTTCGTAATAGAACCCTATCTTCAGACGAGCTTGTACGAGTAGCCAAGTGGTGGTCCTCTAGATATGAAGGGGGCGAAGATTTTTATAAAGAACATTACAGTTTAAACATATCTTTTGATGAGTTTCATAAAAAACTAATAGCCCTTCCTCTCAAAGAGGCAAGGTTTGAAGTCGTTTATGACCCCCAGATGACAGTAGCTAAAATTAGGTCTGAGTGTGAACGTAAAATTCCTCTTATCAAGCCCGCTGTAATTATTATCGACTACATCAATAAAATCAAGCTTTCAAAGATACCATCTAAGAAAGGTTCTTTTGATTGGGGCGAACAGATTGAAGTGGCTAACTTCTTGAAGTCTGATATTGCTCAGAAGTTTGGTATCCCCGTGGTCTGCCCGTATCAGGTGGACGCTACTGGGGAAGCTAGATTTGCTAAAGGTATTCTTGACCCGGCAGACGCAGCTTTTACGCTAGACCCGCATCAGAAAGATGACTGTGCTATGACGTTTACTTGTACGAAAGATAGAAGAAACGCAGAAACAAACTTCACTTCCAGCATGGACTGGGATACTCTTAAGATTGGTCCAGACTCTGCCACCGTATCGGCAAAGGAAGAAGACGAAGAGGAAAAAGAAGGCACGGACGATATGCGGTGGAAAAAATAGGTCTTGACAGATCTAAATCTATGTGCTATACTACTAAAAATGGAAATTCCTTATGAATGTAGAAGACGTACTCACAAAGCATAAAATTACATTCATACCTAGCGGTAAGGATTTTCTCATAAAATGCCTTAACCCTGAGCATGATGACAGTAACCCGTCCATGAGAATGGATCGGGTTACTGGTATTTATCATTGTTTTTCGTGCGGCCACCGGGGCAACATATTTGCTAAGTTTGGAATAGACAGGTCCAGACTTGATATGTTACGTAGTTCTCTGAAAAAGAAAATCGAACAGGTAACTCTAGAAAGAGTGGGACTACAAATACCTGAGGATGCAGTTTTTTGGGAAGATGACTACAGAGGTATATCCGCCGCAACTTATAAAAGATTCAAGGCTTTTACCTACGAGGAAGACTTCCCTAATAGGCTAGTGTTCCCTATTTACGATATTACAGGTAAAATCATAAATTTCTCAGCAAGATCGTTCGACGCTTTTGCTAAGCCGAAATACAAGCTATATCCGCCAGGAGCGCAAGCTCCTTTGTACCCAATGACTAATAAGCCAAAGTTTAGTACTATCGTTCTAGTAGAGGGTATATTTGATATGCTCAAACTCTATGATAATGGTATAACCTTTGTTATGACTGCATTTGGTACACAAACAGTAAATGAAGACAAACTCAGCCTACTAAGAATGTTAGGAGTTCACGAGCTTCATGTACTGTTCGACGGCGATGAGGCTGGTCAAGCCTCCGCAGAAAAGATAATACCGCTAGCTGAAGGTATGGGATTTAATACTAAGAACATAGTGTTAACTAACTATTTTGACGAGGGTGCAGACCCCGGCAGCTTAACAAAAGAACAAATCAGAAAGTTAAAAACAAGAGAATGGCCAGAGTACTAATAGTAGAAACAAAACCTACAAGTACTGTCTATAGACAGTTTAGTTTTGATTATGACAAGGTATCCCTTACTGACGACCCGACCCTTAAGAAAGTTCTTAAGAAGGACGTAGTAATTGAAACCTCTATCGCTGATGGCTACGATTGGGTGATCCTGATCGGCTCAGAACCTTTCAAGTTCTTCACTGGTAAAAGTTCTGTTACAGAGTACTCTGGTAAAGTAGTGAATGACAAATTCATTCCCACTATTAACCCTTCTATGCTTGCTTTTAAGCCAGAGGCTAAGCCTCTTTGGGAAGATTCTGTAAAGTCTATTAATGCTTTTGTGACCGGCAGTAAATCCGCTCCTAAGTATAATATGGATAACTTTAAGGGTATTCAAGACGAGACAGAAGCTTTTAAGTACCTTCTATGGTGCAAAGAACAGCCCTACAAATACATAGGTCTTGACTCTGAAACCAGCGACCTGTACCCACGAAATGGGGAAGTACTTGGTATTTCGATCTCGGCAGCGCCAAATACGGGCGCGTATATTCATGTAGACTGTATCAGCGAGCGAGTAGACGCGCTACTGCGCGAGATATTCAACACAAAGATTGTTGTGTTTCATAACGCCAAGTTCGATATGGGCTGGTTTGCTTATCATTTTAAATGGTTCTTCCCTAATTTCGAAGATACCATGCTACTGCATTATACGCTAGACGAGCAGCCTGGCAACCATGGCCTTAAGTCCCTAGCGCTAAAGTATACGGACTATGGAGACTACGAAGAACCACTAGGGCAGTTTATTTCCGATTATTGCAAAACTCATGGAATCCTTAAGGGCGATTTTAACTACGGACTAATCCCCTTCGATATCATGTGGCCTTACGCATCTATTGACGCTTGCGTCACGTTCCTTCTCTACGACAAGTTCCGTCGAGCTGTTGAGCGCAACCCTAGACTACTAAAAATGTATGAGAATATCCTCATTCCTGGTTCTAGATTCTTAACCAAGATTCAAGATAATGGTGTTCCTTTTGATATAGAGCGTCTCAAGCTTGCCCAAAAGACCATGACGAAGGAGATTGAAGCTGCAGTACTTACCCTTAAAGCTTACCCCGAGGTACAAAAATTCGAACGAGATCAAGGAGCAGAATTTAACCCAAATTCCGTCCAGCAATTGCGAAAACTATTGTTCGATTACCTTGGTCTTGAACCAACTGGAATTCTCACAGGAACTGGAGCAGACTCCACAAATGCAGAAGTTCTTGAACAACTTGCGGAAGCACATCCAATACCAGCTCTTATCCTTACCATCCGCAAACAGGGAAAGATTAAGAACACATATCTCGACAAAATCATCCCCGAACTTGACAGGGACAGCAAGCTCAGAACAAGCTTCAACCTACACTCCACTACGTCTGGGCGACTATCCTCCAGCGGTAAGTTAAACATGCAGCAGCTACCGCGGGATAACCCTGCGGTTAAAGGCTGTATCAAGGCTCGCCCAGGGTACAAGATTGTATCAATGGACTTGACCACAGCCGAGATGTATATCGCGGCTGTTCTTTCTGGCGACCCTGAGCTTATGGACGTTTTCCGTAGCGGCGGCGACTTCCACTCTACTATCGCTAAGAAAGTGTTCAATCTTCCTTGCAAAGTTGAGGATGTAAAGAAACTATTCCCCGGCGAGCGTCAGGCTGCTAAAGCTATCTCGTTCGGTATTCTTTATGGAGCTGGTGCTAACAAGATTTCTGCCACAGTTACTAAAGGTATGCAAGAGTCTGACCCCGGGGCTATTTACACTAAATCAGAAGCCCAAGAGGCTATTGATGATTACTTCAAAACGTTCAAGCGACTTAAGAAGTGGCTAAAAACGTCAGAAGAAAGAATTCTAGCAGACGGATTCATTTACAGCCACTTCGGTCGTAAGCGTCGTCTGAGAAATATTAACAGTGATAACAAAGGCATTATTGCCCACGAAGTCCGCTCTGGTATTAACTTCTTAATTCAGTCTCCTTCTTCCGATATTAACCTACTTGCAGCTATTGAAATGCAAGAATATATTGAAGTAAAGAAACTAGACGCCAGCATATTTGCTCTAGTACATGACTCCGTGCTCGCGGAAGTTAAAGACGAACACATTGATCAGTACTGTAAAAAACTCAAAGCGTTGATCGAAATGGACAGAGGACTAAATATCCCAGGTATGCCTATTGGATGTGAATTCAGTATTTCAGATGACTATTCTGAAGGCGGATTTGAGGAGAAGTTCTTTGGAGAGGACGATAAGATCGCTGCATAAAGTCAACTATCCCGTCTGGAAAGTAGACCAAGAACCCCTAACGGTCGATGGCCTAACCTTTGTAGGCGGGAATATAGTAGACGATAGAAACATCTCCGCACCTACCCTGGGGGCTAGAAGACTACTTAGCCCTCACACAATGTATAGGCTCTCAAAACACCGCGGGGATGTTATAGAGCTTATTAAAGACACCGCTAGTACCAAGTCCTGGTACATAGATAACCTAGGGTCTGTATTTAACTATAGACGAACGTCAATGCAGGAGCTTGTCTGTCACAAAATAGACAACATTATCTACAAAGACTTCTACTCGTTGATAATTTTGGAAGGAATAAACTTTCCAGTATTAGTTAGTAGACCCCCAGTCGGGTCATTTGCCCAGATGTTATATTATAAAGGCCTTCCTTGGAAGTTATATAATATAATGTACGAATGGGAAAAGCCAACCCGGAAGAAAGTATAATGAGTTCACCAAATGGTAACTTACAGTTATCTCGCATTAAAGCCTTAAATCCAAGGCAAAAAGAGGTTTTAGCCTCAAATAAAAACTTAGTAGTCCATGGGGCTGCCGGCACTGGAAAAACTCTACTAGTTCTATATAGAGCCTTAGTAGAGGTACAAGCCCAGCGCAAAGAAAAAGTTATTATTATGCGTAGCGCTGTGCCTACGAGAAATATAGGGTTCCTACCCGGATCGGCTTCAGACAAAACTAAAGTATATGAAGCACCTTATATGGACTTAGCATCACAACTTTATCAAAGAGAAGACGCGTATGCTATGCTTAAAAGACAGAAAAAAGTAGAGTTCGTATCAACCTCATTCATAAGAGGAATTAACACGGAAAATTCATTTTTGATAGTAGACGAATTTCAGAATATGAGTTTCCACGAGTTAGACTCCATTATTACTAGACTTGGTAAGAATTGTAATATTGCTTTTAGCGGGGACGCAGGGCAGGCCGACTTAGTAACTAATGGCTTAAAGCCTTTTATGAATATTCTTCAAAAAATGCCAGACTTATTCGATGTAGTAGAGTTTGGAGTTGAAGATATAGTTAGAAGTGAGCTTGTAAAGCGCTACCTAACGGAAAAACATAAAATCAATGAAAACACTAAGCCTGATACTCCTATTACTGTTAGCGGCATGCTCGGGGACGCCAAACTATGCGTTTGTAAAAGAGCAGATACCCCCGCCTACAGTAACGGAGCCACAATATAAAGAAGAAGATATAGAATGTTTAACACAAAACATATATTTCGAGGCTAGAAATCAACCTATTGAGGGTCAGTTTGCGGTGGCGGAAGTTGTCCTAAATCGCACAAAGGATCCTCAATTTCCTAATGATATATGCCAAGTAATAAAGCAAAAAAGTAAAAATGGTTGTCAGTTCTCTTGGTTCTGCGATGGTAAAAAAGACATTATGAAGGAAGAAAAAGCAATCCAGCTTGCAACCTACGTTGCAGTTGCGATTTTAGAAAGTCCTACTGATGTTACCCGCGGCGCCAAATACTACCACGCTGACTACGTTGCTCCGGATTGGGGTAAAGAGAAAACAGTCGTTATAGGAGACCACGTATTTTATACGTAACATCATGGCAAAAGCAGTTTTAACAAATAGAATATTCCTAGAAGTTAATCCAGAGCTTCAAAGCCACTTACTGAGGTCGCTTACTTATAAGATTCCACAGTATAGAGATGATCTACCTCCTAAAATACTTACTAACGCTAGGATAATAAAAGATGGGCTTATGTCCATACCTAGCGGTAGAATGGATCTAATACCAGAAGACTACGAGATCGTTAATAGACGCTATCTAGACTTTGTTGATTTCCCGCCTTTTCTATGGGACTTGAGACCAAATCAAGCAGCCGTACACGATCACGTAGCTTCTGACTGTTTTATTAACGCTAACACAAGTTGGGGGAAAACCTTCACAGGACTAAAAATTGCAGGCAAGCTAGAGCAAAGAACATTGGTTATAGTGCATACTTTGGCTCTGCGAGATCAGTGGATAGCTGAATGCGAAAAGGTCTATGGGTTTACTCCTAGCATTATTGGCAGTGGTCGCTTTGACACCAGTATGCCTATTAGCATTGGTAATATACAAACTCTTTATAGGGTTGCTGGAGACAAGATTAATAAGTCTTTCGGTACTATTATTGTGGACGAGTGCCACCATATTCCTTCTAGGACTTTCTCTGCTCTTATCGATGCAAACCATGCCTTTTATAAAATAGGCCTCTCAGCTTCGGCTAAGCGTAAAGATGGTTTACACGTACTTTTCCCGGACTACTTCAGTAAGAAAGTATTCAAACCTGAAGAAGAGAATAGAATGGTTCCTACCATTCACAGGGTAAAACTACCTATACGAGTTGCAGACGGTGAGCAGCCCTGGGCAGTAAAGATAAACGATCTAGCCGACAATGAAGTCTACCAACGAACAATAGCTCTTATGGCAGCAAGCTACGTGGCTAAGGGCCATAAAGTATTGGTTCTATCTAATAGAACTAAGTTGGTAGAAAGAGCACACGATATAACTCCTAAGAGTGTTCTCATTACAGGTAGTACAAAAGACAGGACTAAACAACTAGAGAAAATGCGAGACGGCTCACATAGCGTTCTATACGGCAGTTTGAGTATCTTCGCAGAAGGTGTATCAGAGAATTACTTAAGTTGCTTGATAATTGCCACTCCTATTAATAACGAACCACTATTAGATCAGTTAATAGGACGCGTAATTAGAAAGCAAGAAGGTAAGATAAAGCCAGTTGTAGTCATGCCGCTTTTAATGGGTAAAACTGTAGAAAAGCAGCAACAACTCATGAAAGGCTACTTTATGAGAGCTGGTTATGAAGTGATAGACCTGTAAAAAATTGACCTTGACTTTGTCGAAAGGCTATGCTATACTTATGATTCAATTCGACTGGTTAAGAGTCAAAAAGCTTTCCGAAGGCAATAGCACTGAAATCATTAAGATTATGTCTGCTATTACTTGGCCTACAGGGATGCCCACACGACAACAAAAAAGATTAAATCCATATTACTGGAAGGATTTTGAAGGACTTTCCTTCTTGTTAGAACCTGAAAAGCTTCTTACAAAAAAGTACGAAATACCAGTAAAAGAAATAGTAGAGTACATCGCGCTAGCTAGTAGACGATCATTAGCTGAATATCTATTGACTAAAGAAACTACCCTGGATATTAGGTTAGCACCTTTTATACCCGAAAAAAACCAACTATTAACAATAACCAATACAGCAGTACACTTTATGTACGAACAAGGACAAAACAATGGCACTATCATTTAATACAGTAAAAGGCGAAGCAGAGCGCGAGAAAGTACCAAGCTACAAAATGAGAGACGGTGAAAACCGTATCCGTATTGTTGGAGGCGTTCTAGGCCGTTATATCTATTGGATTCCTAACGCGGACGGGGCGAAATCGCCTGTAGAGTGTCTGGCGTTCAATCGTGATACGGAGAAGTTCGATAACAAGGAGAAAGACCATGTTAAAGAATACTACCCCGATATTAAGGCTGACTGGGCTTACGCAAGCCTTTGTGTAGATATGAAAGACCCAACTAAGGTCTTGATTTTCAACCACAAGAAGAAGCTTTTTAATACTATCGTAAGTCTTGTAGAAGACCTAGGCGACCCCGGCAGCATCAAAGACGGCTGGGAAATTGTTTTCACGAAAGCGAAGACAGGCCCCAAGGTGTTCAACGTAGAATACACACTTCAGCAAATGAAGTGCAGCAAGAGCAAGGGCCCGCTAGCTGCTGAGATTGCAGCTATGTTTGAAACTCATCCTACTATTGATGAAGTTCTCAAGCGTGCTCCTCCGGAAGATATCAAGAAGTATCTTGATAATCTACGTGCAGGCGCTCCGGCTGGTAAAGCTGGCGAAGCTGTGGATGATGAAATCCCGGCTGATTTTAGTTAACAGAGAGGCGGGCCTTCGGGCCCGCCTTTTCTAACCTAAGGATACCATGATATTATTCACGGCAGACTGGCATATAAAATTAGGACAAAAAAATGTACCTGTTGACTGGGCAGTCAATAGGTATAATTTATTTCTAGAACAGCTCACAAAAATACCTCACTCTCTGCACATTGTAGGCGGGGATATTTTTGATAAATTGCCGTCACTAGCAGAGCTCGGTATATTCTTTAAATTTGTGCAGCAATGTACTGAAAAAACAATCATATACGACGGCAATCATGAAGCTACCAGAAAAGGCGAGAGCTTTCTTGAGGCTTTAAGAGACGTTGTACAAGCTTTAAATCCTAAAGTACATATTATAACTAGACATATACCTGGTCAATGGTTAGATAATGGGTTCTGTATACTTCCTTACGCAGACCTACATAAAAAAGACTCTATAGAGCTATTATCACAAACTGCGGTATTTACACACGTAAGAGGTGAGATTCCTCCCCATGTCAAGCCAGAGGTGGAACTTGAAAGATTCGCGAGATTTCCTATTGTATATGCGGGGGATTTGCATAGTCATAGCAATAGTCAGCGTAATATTGTTTACCCCGGAAGCCCAATGACAACTAGCTTCCACAGAAATAATGTGGAAACCGGGTACCTGCTTATAGACGAAGATGACCTAACAAAATGGACTTGGCATAAATTTAACCTGCCACAGTTGATTAGAAAAACAGTATCTAGTACGGAAGAAATGGTTCCAACTAAATACGACCACACAATTTATGAAATAGAGGGCGACCTCCAGCAATTAAGTACAGTAGAACATTCAGATCTCTTAGATAAGAAGATAGTTAAAAGAAACACTGAAGTAACTATCAATCTGATGGACAAGACTATACCAGAAGAACTAGACATATATCTGGAAGAAGTCTTAAAACTACCTGCTGATACAAGAAGCGCTGTTTTGGAGATTTTTAATGCTTATCATGGAAGAAGCTAGCTGGGGAGGTTGTTTCAGTTATGGGGACAACAACTCTGTCAAATTAAACGGAAATAATATTACCCAGCTATTGGGAGAGAATGGAGCGGGTAAATCTTCTATTGCTTTGATCATTCAGGAAGCTTTCTTTAATAAGAACTCAAAAGGCATTAAGAAAGCAGACATACCCAATAGACTAGGAGATGGCTCGTATTGGATTAAAGTGCCTTTTACTTTGAATGGGAAACACTATGTAATTCAGATAACTCGTAAAGGCACACTAAAGGTTAAACTTACTGAAAACGGAGAAGATATAAGCTCCCACACAGCTACAGAAACCTTTAAGACTATTGAGTCTTTAATAGGTATGGATTTTAAAACATTCGTACCGCTTATATACCAGAGCACTACAGAAGGCTTGTCGTTCTTAACCGCTACAGATACTAATAGAAAAAAGTTTCTAATTGACCTGTTCGGCTTAAACGAATATGACTCCTATCATGTTATGTTTAAGGAAATTGTATCTGAGACAGTAACTGCGGTAGCGCGGGTCGAAGGGCAGATTAACTCTATATCTGGTTGGATAAAGAAGAATGAGAGCCTGCCAGACAAAAAAGATATGATGCCTGTTCCCGAGGTTCCTGCCAATGAAGAACTTTGGAGCCTGAAGGACAGAATCAATAGAGTCAAAGATACTAATAAGAAAATAGAATCCAACAATAAACTCACAGAAATCTTAAAAAGCCTATCTTTTGACAAGTCTCTAGTAGCACAAAACAAAGAAGATACTTCTAAAATCAATGAGGAGCTAGGCGGCCTAACTTCCGAGATTAAGCGCATTACAGCGCTAATCTCTAAGCTAGAAGACCTAGAGGACAAGTGCCCTACCTGTGAACAGGATATAAATAAAACAACTCAGCAAAGTTTTGTTGCACAAGCTAAGTCTCAATTAGAAGAAGCTAAAAACCGTAAAACTCATCTAACTTCTAAACTAGCGGAAGTTACTAATATGAATAATCTCATAACCGAAGCCAAGAACAAGCAGAATGAGTGGGAGTCGCTATACACAAAAGTGGACAGAACTCTCACCAAGACGCTAGAAGATGTTGGCGAGATTAACGAGCGCATTATATTAATAGAAGCCGAACTAAGTCGTAGCAAGAAAACTTACGACGCAGCGATTCAAAATAATATGGAAGCCGAGAAGCACAACGCACGAATTTCGGTCATTCTTGAACAATTAACCGAGCATAGAGAAGAGCTGGCCAAGGTACAACAGCGCTTAAAAACAGCAAACACCGAACTCGGTTTATTAGAAATTTTGAAAAAAGCGTTTTCGACCAATGGGTTGGTAGCCTACAAATTAGAAAACCTCGTGAAGGACTTAGAGAATGTCACGAACAATTACCTAGGTGAACTTTCTGATGGAAGATTTACCCTACAATTCTCAGTAACTTCAGACAAGCTAAATGTTAGCTTAACTGATGACGGAGCAGAAATCGAAGTAGCAGCGTTATCTAGTGGG